AATATATTAATCCTTTAAACATTTCATAATGAATTCGAAATTCGACATTCTGGCCTTGTCCCAGAGTACTGGCTTTGTAGGCTCTGCCTTGTATATATAACAGTAGGGTTTGGTAGGTGTGTTCTTGAACTTGATATAAGTTGTGGAAGGCATAAATTTTTTCAAAAATTTTTGCCTTTTATATGTGATCTCTAAGCCACGAGGGGTGTGGCTTGTCACACCCTCTAAGCCACACCCCCAGCGCGTAGGATCGGAGAGATCCGAGACAGCTGGGGGTGTGGCTTATTGCACCCTCCACTGGGCACGTGGTAGAAACGCCATGAGTCCGGTTTGAGAAGGTTAGGGCCGCCGGGGCGGACCCCTTCGATCCGGCTTGTGGCGTTTTGATCCACGTGAACAGCCCTGCGATTTCCAGACAAGTAGCAACGTCGCATGTTTGTAATTAGCCGCGCCGGCGAGGCGCAAGAACCCGTTACGGAATTCAAACCCGGCGCGTAGGACCGAATAGGTCCGAGAAAGCCGGGTTCCAATGGGAGGGGAACGTAAGCAAATGGCGCGTAGCACCGAATAGGTGCGAGAAAGCCATTTGCGGTTGGAAGAAGATGAAGTAAGCAAGCTGCGTTGAACGGCGAAGCCGTTCTATAGCAGCGAACAAAGGCGGGATGAGTGAGTGGTTTCAGCGTCAGTAGGCACTGTAACGGACTGATCCAAGGAAAACGTTGGTTTTCCTTGGGTCAGTGCGTAGTATTACCTACTGACGCGAGAAACCACGAACCACAAGCCACATGACGCAATTCGGGGGGTGTAACCCCCCCACACAGCCACGAAGGGTATAAAGGCAACGCAGGATCGGCGAAGCTCAGATCCGAGGCTGCCGATGGAATGGGAACTACCGAACGAGCTCGATACTGGATGCTTACCATCCCCCACGAAGATTGGACCCCAACGATCGTGCTCCCATCCGGCGTGTCGTACTTACGAGGTCAAGCCGAGATCGGTGCAACAGGGTTCAAACACTGGCAGCTGCTTGCGATCTATCCCAAGCAGGTCCGACTCGCTACCGTTAAGTCCAGCTTTGTCAGATCGGCACACTGCGAACCAACCCGATCAAAAGCCGCCGATGACTATGTTTGGAAGGAAGACACCGCGGTGGACGGAACAAGATTTGAAATGGGTGAACGACCTCACAGAAGAAATGTCAAAGCCGACTGGGAGCGAGTATGGGAATCCGCTGTTGCAGGGGACATTTTGTCCATCGAAGCAAGTATTCGTATTCAACATTACCGCACACTCCGTACAATACGCGCTGACTACTCTAAACCAACTCCTTTTGAACGTCGAATCATTGTCTTTTATGGACCTACAGGTACTGGAAAATCGAGAAGAGCCTGGGAAGAAGCCGGTTGGACTGCTTATCCTAAAGATCCGAGAAGCAAATTTTGGGATGGATACTCAGATCAGAAGAATGTTGTATTTGATGAATTTCGAGGAGGAATCGATATTTCCCATATATTGCGATGGTTTGATCGCTACCCAGTACTCGTTGAAATCAAGGGAGCTTCAACGTGTTTGGTAGCAGAAAACATCTGGATTACTAGTAACTTGCACCCCAAGGACTGGTATCCAGATTTAGATTATGTAACTTATCAAGCTTTGGAAAGAAGATTGGAAATAGTACATATTCAATAAAAAAACTTACCCAAATGGCTGTAAAGAGAAAAATGCCTCAATCTCAAGGAAAGTACGTTAAGAAACGTAAATCTACCAAAGTAAACAAGTTGCAAGTCAAGAAGATGATTTTGGGTTTGAGTGAAACCAAACACTATCATTCTACTTATGTTGCAGAAATTAAAACTGGGTTTCAATACAATATCAATCCTTTGTATTGGATTCCTATTGGCTCCAATGAAACCAGTCGACTCGGTGATAAAATCTTTTTGGAATCGATTGATATGAATTGTAAAATTGATAGATCAAATGTCGATGTGGGAGGATTAGGCCGTTTTAAAAACAGCTCTATTCCTTTTAATTTGAAACTTATCCGCTGCACTTCCAAAGCAAAACAAGGGACCACTGGAGACGCAGGTTTTACTTTGTTAGGTCTTCCCGATATTAGATTGGATGCATTAGGCAATTTTGCGAATCCACACAATAATCTCCAACAATTTCAAGTTGTTTGGGATTATAGGGGCACTTTGGAACAAATGCCTGTGTTAAACGCTGGTAATGATCAATACAACAGCGTTATGATCAAGAAACGAATTCCTATTAATCGTCAAGTATTGTACGATGGTGTTGAAATCACTGGAAGCAGTGGTTTCCTCAAAGATTATCAATACTATTTTTATTTTGCAGTCGACTCTAACACAACTGCTGGTTTATCAGCAGTTTTTGTTCACAGCGATATTTTAGTCAATTTCAAGGATATGTAAA